CAACTGATGTTGAGTTGAAAGTTATCAAAGAGATGTTCGAAGCATCAGTAGATGGCCAGCCATACGATACCGAGCGTTGGGGACAATATTTCCGTCCTGCTGGTGTACAAGCACCTGCTGGTGGATCCGCTCCAGCACCGGCTATGGATGAAGATACTCCGGCACCAGTTGCGAAACCTGCACTCAAAGTAGCGGCTCCGGTCAGCGACTTTGACGACGAAGAAGCGCCAGCCGCTTCAGCACCAGTTGCTGGCGCAAAGCCAGCACAAAAGGCCGAAGACATCCTGGCCATGATTCGCGCGAGACAGCAGAAGTAATGCAAACGGCTCTGGATATAGAGCTGTTTCCTGACCTGTGTGAAGTGGTAGAGATACCACTTCACAGCCAACGGGTCTATTTAATTCAAAAAAACGGAAACAGCAGTTTGAGAGCACAGCAGTCGCAAGACAATCTTGCAATGTTTGTCAATGATCAAATTCGGACTCTTGATTATGTAGATGTTTACATACGTAACCCTCGCTCAAGATACGTCAGTGGAGTTAACACATATCTGCAACATCTTCAACGCGATCATCCGGAATTAGATTCCGCCACAGCATTTTGGTTTGCCAAGCGATACAAATTTTTAAACACACACTATTTGCCACAATTTCATTGGTTGGCAAATCTCTCTCGTTACTTACGAAGCGACGCAAAAATACGCCTGAGAGATTTTAAAAATTTTAACAGTATAACTGATTTTAAAGATAGGGCATTGGTTATTCCGCCCACTCAAGACTTTGTAAATGAATTAATGAAAGACAATCATAATATTGAATTGTGGTTGTACTTGGACCAAATCCTATTAGATCTAGCAGGACAAGAATTCACCTGGAATGAATTATTAGAATATTGCCAACGCAATCATAAAAATATTATAGAACATGTATTGCCCAAGACTTGATCACTTTGTGAGATTCAATCCCAACGGAACTGTGAGTCGTTGCGGGCATATGGTTAATCCGCCGAAGTTTGACTCGTTGGAAGAGATGAACCACAGCCAGTGGCAACAGAGCATAGAAGATTTATTTGTAAAAGATCAGTTTCCAACAGAGTGCGTTCGTTGCCAACAAGTCGAGCAAGAAGGCAATGACAGCATACGTGCCCATGCAATCGTGTTGGACCAAAACGAAACACAACAGGATTATTTACAAGTTGGTGGGGTGTTGGACAACTTGTGTAATGCGGCCTGTCAAACTTGCAGACCCGAGTGCAGTACAAAAATTGGTTCATTGGAAAGCCGTGTATTCCCCATAGTTAATAACAGTAAACAATACTGGGCATTGCCGCAAGAACGTATACTGCACCTGGACATAAATGGAGGTGAGCCGAGTTATAGTAAAAATTATAAACGTATATTGGCCAACTTACCACCCAATCTCAAAACACTAAGACTTAATACAAACTGTAATGTGGTGTTACATGAACTCAATGACATTGCCAAATCAGTTGAAGTTACAGTAACAGTCAGTTGCGATGGCATTGGCGCACTGCATGAATTTATGCGTTGGCCTATCAAATGGGACACATTCTACGATAATTTAATGACGTATAAATCCATGCCGGTCCGATTAAATTTGTGGACAACGGTAAGTATTTTAAACCTAGACGATTTGCCCAACATACAGGCATTTGCTCAAGAACATGGTATAGACCATTCATATGCTTATCTTAAAGAACCGGCTGTGTTGGATATTGATAATAAAGATCTTGCCGCAGTCGATTTGTATATACAAAAACAAAAAGAACTAAGAGGTATCCGTGATTAAAACTCATCAGATTATGGCATGCAATAACTATCAGGAGATTAATGACAGCCTGCTGAATTACATTGACCAGTATACTAACTTGTTAACAAACGATCCTCATGCCATTGATTATGATTCAACTAATCCCCCTATGTATTGCAATTTCCCTGCCAAGTTTGGCTATAGCATACAGCACTTTGCTAAACACAACGCCAAATTGATTGAGTGGCTCAATGCATCAAAATTAATATTACAAGATGCATATTTTACTCTGTGTTGGGTTGATGAAGAACCAAGTGGTAGATCACCTTGTCCCTTGCATGTGGACAAACCGCCGGTATTTTGGAAAATGAATTGGCCCATACTGAATATGGAAAATACCTGCATACGATTTTTTCAATTGAAAGACCACACTCAGGAACTTGATGCACTGGTATTCAGACGAGGTGATCCTGACTCCAAGGATCAAGATCACTACTTGTTTCGATATGAAAACTTTGAAGAATTTGCTAGACATCGATTTGATGTCCCACAGCCAATACTTATGAACGGCATGATACCGCACGACGTGGGATTTTATTTAAATCCAGTATTCCCGCGGATTGGATTACAAATTATGTTTGTTAAAGAACCATTACACTTATTAACATGAAAATAGCAATTACAGGCGGTACAGCAGGAATAGGGCAGGCACTAGGCAAAGAATACCAAGCACTTGGTCATGAGGTACTGAGTCTAAGCCGCCGCACAGGCCATAACATACGAGTGATACCAAAAATTGCTGACGCAATAGAACCTTGTGACATGTTCATAAACAATGCACAAGCCGGCTATGCTCAGACTGAATTGTTGTTTGAAATGGCTCAACGTTGGGCAGGCAGTGGCAAACACATCATGGTCATCAGCACCATGATGACACAAGATCCTGTAAGTCCGCTATCTGGATTAGACATGGACGCCTATCGTGTACAAAAAATTGCACTTGAAGAAGCCGCCAGTCAAATAAATTATCGGAGATTGGGAGTGAATATTACTATAGTTCGTCCGGGTAACATAGCAACGAGTGTTGATAAAACTGTTCCGCCAGCAGCCGACGTGAATGTATGGGCCAAAGTACTGACAACCACACTAGAAATGGTCAAAGCCAATGGACTTGCCATGCCAGAAATTTCTTTAGGACCAGCCTACAAATGACGCCCCGTGACATGTTGACCAATCCCACATTTTGTCCTATGCCTTGGACTGGACTGATGTACAACTTTGACGGCAAGGTCAAAAACTGTATTCGTAGTGCTGGACCACTTGGTAACATCAAAGACCAAAGCATTGAATCCATACTGGTTGATAACAATCAACCTAGACAACAACACATTGTTGATCAACAACCAGTGGAAACTTGTCACACTTGTTATGATTTGGAACGTGGTAAAACAGGATTTGGTCACATTAGTGATCGAGTGTTCTACATACGTGAATTAAAAAATATTCCAGTTGATACATATCAAGTTGGCCGCTTTGATTTGCGCACTGTTGATGTTCGCTGGACCAACCTGTGTAATTTTGCCTGTGTGTATTGTGGTCCAGAATTCAGTAGCAAGTGGAATGAAGAACTAAAGATTCGCCCCGCAGTTCCTGATCAACCGCAGTTGATGGATTTTAAAAACTACATTTATGATCACGCTGGCCAACTCAATCACGTGTACCTAGCAGGCGGTGAGCCTTTGCTGATGAAAGAAAATTTAACACTGTTGGAAAAATTAAATCCTGATACCAATATTAGGATAAACACTAACCTAAGCAAAGTTGACACTAGAGTGTTTGAAGCCATCTGCGACTTTCCAAATGTACATTGGACTGTGAGTGTAGAAACTCAGGCCGAAGAATTCGAATACATTCGACATGGTGGATCTTGGACGGACTTTTTGAACAATCTAACAACAATCAAACAGTTGAAACACAAGATATCATTTAACATGTTGCACTTTTTGTTGAACTACAACTCCATATTTGATTGCGTGGATTTTTTGAAAGAATTGGGATTTCACAACAACAGTTTTGTAATCGGAGCCTTGTTGAATCCAGAGTACCTAAATATTAGACATTTACCACAAAATGTGTTAAACTCTGTAAAGAGCAAACTGCAAGACAGGATCAATCTGAAACCTGGTTACCTGCTTGAAGATAGTTATAAGAATATGCTACACTACATTGATACTCCTTTTGAGAAAAATATCATGCAATCAATTGATAAACTATCAGAATTGGATCAGCGTAGAGGCGTAGACAGCCGGGCAACTTTCAAAGATTTATATAAGGACATAAATTATGGGCAAACCATTTGACGTAAGCAAATTCCGCAAGGAAATCACCAAGAGCATTGACGGACTGTCAATAGGCTTTAACGATCCAACAGACTGGATCTCAACAGGCAACTATGCCTTGAACTACTTGATCTCAGGAGACTTCAATCGAGGTATTCCACTGGGCAAGGTCACTGTGTTTGCCGGAGACTCTGGCGCAGGCAAAAGTTATATATGTTCCGGCAACATTGTGAAGAACGCACAAGAGCAAGGCATCTTTGTGGTGTTGATTGATAGTGAAAACGCTCTTGATGAGGACTGGCTCAAAGCACTTGGCGTTGATACATCGGAAAGCAAACTGCTTAAATTGAGTATGGCCATGATTGATGATGTGGCCAAAACAATCTCCACATTCATGAGCGACTACAAGGCACTGGCCGAAGGCGAGCGTCCCAAGGTAATGTTTGTGATTGACTCGTTGGGTATGTTGTTGACGCCCACAGACGTTAACCAGTTTGACGCAGGTGAAATGAAGGGCGACCTGGGCCGCAAACCCAAAGCACTCACCGCCTTGGTTCGTAACTGTGTGAACATGTTTGGTAGTTACAATGTGGGCTTGGTTTGTACCAATCACACATACGCCAGCCAGGACATGTTTGATCCTGATGACAAGATCTCTGGAGGTCAAGGCTTTATCTACGCATCAAGTATTGTGGTTGCCATGAAGAAGATGAAACTCAAAGAAGATGAAGATGGCAACAAAGTATCTGAGGTAAACGGTATTCGTGCTGGATGTAAAGTTATGAAAACACGCTATGCCAAACCCTTTGAAGGTGTGCAGGTCAAGATTCCTTACACAACAGGTATGAGTCCATACTCAGGTCTAGTTGACTTGATTGAAAAGAAAACAATGCTCAAGCGTGAGGGCAATAGTCTAGTGTTTACCACAAGCGACGGCGAAATTATCAAGAAGTTCCGCAAGGCTTGGGAAAAGAACGATGATTCATGCTTGGACAAGGTCATGGCAGACTTTGGAAATCAGAAAGCCGAGGTAAGTACCGTGGAGGAAACAGCAGATGAGTGAAGCAATAGCAAGTGAAATTTGGGGAGAACTCAAGCGTTTTGTAAACACAGTGGATCGTGCAGAAGCCGCTGAAACTGTGGTGCAGATCTTGATGGACAATGATTCAGACGTGGACGATATTCGTACGGCTTTCAAAGGTGACATAGACATTAAACGTGCGCTAACAGCATATCTTGATAATGACAAGGATTATGCCGAGGAAGAAGACGAAGATGAGTCGGAAGAAGAAGAAGATCAAGACTGGGAAAACTAATGTGGTATAGCCGCGTAGTTGCCAGTTTAGGTGCTATCCCAGACTTCATAAATCACTACGAGCGTGAACTTGAAGATGCCAAGAAGGACTGTAAAATCTACGGACTAGTAGAAAAGAACATCACTGCCCTGCCCGGCATCACTGAATTTAGATACAATCAACTGCAAGAGATCGAAGCAGTACTAAATTATCTCAATATCCAACTGCGCAAAATACGTAGAAAACACTTTCAAAAATATCTAGAAGGCTATGCTCGTGCGCTGACAAGCAGAGATGCTGAAAAGTATGTGGACGGCGAGGATGAAGTGATTGATTATGAAACTCTGATAAACGAAGTGGCATACCTGCGTAATCGTTGGTTGGGCATACTCAAAGGACTAGATACCAAACAGTGGCAAATGGGTCATGTGGTGCGCCTAAGAACTGCAGGCATGGAAGACATCCAGGTGTAAATACCTGCATGAAAGATATCATACCCATCTTCATTGGCTACGATCCGCGTGAAGCCATAGCCTATCATACCTGTGTCAACAGCATCATTAGACATGCCAGCCGGCCTGTGAGTATTGTACCTGTTGCTCTTAACTTGTTCCGAGACTACTCAGAAACACACACCGACGGTAGCAATCACTTTATCTACACAAGATTTTTAGTACCTTATCTCATGGGATTTTTGGGATCGGCTATCTTTATAGATGGCGACATGATTGTGCGTGGTGACATTGCAGAACTATGGGATTTAAGAGACCCCTACATGGATGTGCAAGTGGTCAAACACGATTACAAAACTCGCATGCCTGTGAAATATCTTGGATCACCAAACGAAGACTATCCTCGAAAAAATTGGTCTAGCGTTATTCTGTGGAATTGTAGTACTTTTCCTAACCGAAAACTCTCCCCCAAATTCATCCAACAAGCCACAGGTAGTGAACTCCACCGCTTCTCCTGGATAGACGATGATCGTATTGGTGAACTACCGCCAGAATGGAATTGGTTGCCCGATGAATACGGGCCAAACCCCGCGGCCAAGCTCTTGCACTATACCTTGGGCACTCCATGCTTTCACGAATTTGCTGACACTCCCCAGGCAGATGAGTGGCACAGAGAACGTATACTAACTGAATACTGTCAGCAAAGGTCAATAGAATGATCTGGGAACAAGAAGACGAATCGTCATATATTCCTCCCGAACCGCCTGCTCCACCTGAACCGCATGTGTTGGATCAAGTGGTTCCTGAGATACGGGAAATATTTGATAACATATTAAAATATCGCGTGGACCCAGCAGGATCTACTTACGGTATTACACTGCAAACATTGAGTGAACAACTGGCGGCATTGCCTGTTGATAACATTGTAAGTACAGACAGCGAATACAGATACGAAAGAAAAGGACACATGTACGATCCCATACTACGAAGTTTTGTACAAGGTTGCGGCGGACAAATCAGCACCTGGGCCCGAGAGGAACGCACAACAACTCCTGTTGTGTTGCGTGGTATTACCAAACGCAAACAAATGGAAGCCTGCCGAGCAGCCGGGAGAGATTTCTTCTACATAGACACTGGCTATTTTGGCAACGGCAAAAGAAAAACATTTCATCGTATTACTAAAAACGATGTACAATGGTTTGGTGATATTGTAGAACGTCCCTGGGACAGACTAGAAAAGACCAATGCACGGCCAAAAAAAATGCGACCTGGCACAAACATTCTCTTGGCACCGCCCAGTCAAAAGTTATTGAACAATTACGATATCATACTTGACGATTGGTTGGAGACTGTACAACAAGAA